AGTAGCCATTAAAGGCAATCGCATATTGATTTTGTTTTTTGTTGACCTCAATGTAATCCCATTGTCCAAAACCATTGGCGCGGACATAAGTCCCTTGTAGATCCGAAGATAATTTGGGTTTAGTATCAGGACATGAGGTTACTGATGAGCAGAAGCGAGTGGAACTTGAGGGTATCAAGGGTTCCATGGACTGTAAGATTGATGGCATACTATGTGATGTGAAGTCAACCTCAACCTATGGCTTTAAAAAGTTTAAGGAAAATCGTTTGGAATATGATGACCCCTTCGGATACATAGACCAGCTAAGTGCTTACGGTCAGGCGGAAGGTGCTGATACAGCCATGTTTCTAGCTATGGATAAACAGAATGGCCACCTAACAACAACAAAGATAGACCTGATAGATAAAGATGTTGTTAAAAGAATCAAGCATGTCAAGGAAATGATAGAAGATGATACGATTCCTGAGCCATGCTATGAGCTGGTTGCTGATGGTAAATCAGGCAACATGAAACTACCTATAGGATGTTCTTATTGTGAGTTCAAGAAACATTGTTACCCTAACATGAGAACCTTTCTTTATTCAAGTGGTCCAAGATTCCTAGCTGTAGTTAATAAAGAACCTAATGTCATGGAGTTAAGATGAGCCATTGGAACTATAGATTATTTGAAGAACAGGATGGGGACTTTTCCATTAGGGAAGTTCACTATGATGATGATGGTGAGGTAACTTCCATTGGAGGGGACCCAGCCATGCCTGTCGGTAGTAGTGAACGAGAGTTATTTAGAAATCTTAATTTTATGCTTGACTGCTTGGATGAACCAGCCATGAAGGAGGGTAACTTCAGTCCAGACAACGGTAATGATGTAGACTTCACTTTTATAATGGAAGATAATGAAAACAAAAGATACCACTAAATATAGAAACAATTTTGAATCAGATGTAGGTGAACAATTAAGAGGGTGGCAGTATGAACCACGTAAGTATCCCTATATAATCAAAAGAAACTACATCCCTGATTTTGTTAAGGATGATTTATTAGTTGAGTGTAAAGGTTTCTTCAGGAGTGGTGACACTAAAAAATATATTTCCATTAGGGACTCACTACCACAAAACGAATTGGTGTTTGTCCTTACCAACCCTAATAAAAAAGTTAGGAAAGGTTCCAAGATAACTATGGGTGAGTGGTGTGACAAGGAAGGATTCAAATGGTTTACAGTGGACACGCTGGAGGAATTAAAATATTATGACACTACTATTTAATGAACTAAAGGAAAAGATAGCAAGCATGTTTGATGTATGCTTGCTCTGTGAAGTATTGGAAATTGAACCTGAAGAGTTGTTGGATAAGTTTGAAGATAAACTGATGGACAACCTTCATAAATTTGAAGGGATAGAAGATGAAAAATAAACCACACCCTGTAAAGAACAAACTGAAGTATGCCCTAAGATATGAAAGGCTATGGCATACTAAAGTAATTACTGACAAAAAGAAAGAACAAAAGAAAAAAGGAGGACACATTGAACACATTACCGAATGACTACCAAAATTTTATAGCACTCAGCAGATACGCTAGGTGGCTACCTGAAAAGAACAGAAGGGAAACATGGAAGGAAACTGTTGCCCGCTACTTCGACTTCATGGAGGAACACCTGAAGGAAAATACTGACGCAACATTAGTTCCTAAGACTAGGAAGATACTGGAAGAAGCGGTACTGAACCTTGAGGTTATGCCTAGTATGAGAGCTCTGATGACAGCAGGTAAGGCACTCAAAGATAATAATATAGCAGGGTACAACTGTGCCTACCTCAGCGTGGACCATCCTAAAGCATTCGATGAATGTTTGTATGTATTAATGCACGGTACTGGTGTAGGATTCAGTGTTGAACGACAATTTATTAACAAGCTCCCTGAGATACCTGATGAGGTTGTTGATGTTGATGACACTATTGTGGTACAGGATAGCAAGGAGGGTTGGCAGTCAGCGTTCAGGAAGCTAATCAGTTATTTGTTTGATGGTGAAGTACCACACTGGGACATATCTAAGGTCCGACCTAAGGGAGCTAGGCTTAATACATTCGGTGGCAGGGCTAGTGGTCCTGAACCACTGGTGGACCTGTTCCATTTCTCTTGTAACATTTTCCGTAATGCCGGAGGCAGGAAACTAAACTCCTATGAATGTCATCGTCTGATGTGTAAGATAGCAGAGGTGGTAGTGGTTGGAGGTGTTCGTAGGTCAGCACTAATTAGTCTTAGCAACCTGACTGATGAACGTATGCGTAGTGCCAAGACTGGCCAGTGGTGGATAGACACACCAGAGATGGCACTAAGTAATAACTCTGTCTGCTATACAGAGAAACCAGACATGGGTATCTTTATGAAAGAGTGGACTTCTCTCTATGATTCTAAATCAGGTGAGCGTGGTATCTTCAATAGAGAAGCGGCTATTAAACAGGTTGCTCGTACAGGAAGAAGGGATACCGAACACGAATTTGGATGTAACCCCTGCTCAGAGATTATCCTTAGGGATGGACAGTTCTGTAATCTGACAGAGGTGGTGATTAGGAATGATGATTCAATACTATCCTTAAAGAAAAAGGTAGAGTTAGCTACAATACTCGGAACATTCCAAGCATCCCTGACAAATCTAAGAAGGCTCAGAAAGAAATGGGTTATCAATACAGCGGAGGAAGCACTGCTGGGTGTAAGCCTTACTGGTATCATGGACAATTCATTTATGAATGGTAACAGCAGTAAAGAACGAGGTTGGTCCAGTAAAGATTCACTACCTGATTTCCTTTTGATGTTAAAGAGATTAGCAATAAAGACTAACAGGAAATGGTCAGAGAAATTAGGAATCAATCCATCTGCATCCATTACAGCTATCAAACCTAGTGGTACCGTCAGTCAACTGGTGGACTCAGCGTCAGGTATTCATCCAAGACATAACAACTACTACCTACGTAGGGTAAGAGCAGATGTTAAGGACCCAATAGCACAGCTCATGAAGGACGAGGGCGTACCATGTGAACCTGATGTTATGAAACCTGATAGTGTTACTGTGTTTACATTTCCTATGAAGGCACCTGAAAATGCAGTGCTGAGAAATGATAGGCCGGCAATAGAACAACTAGAGCTGTGGCTTACCTATCAGGAATATTATTGTGAACATAAACCTAGTGTAACCATCAGTGTTAAGGAACATGAATGGATGGAGGTAGGAGCATGGGTGTATGAACACTTTGATGAGGTGAGTGGTGTCAGCTTCTTACCATACTCAGACCACAGTTATCAACAAGCACCTTATGAGGACTGTACAGAGGGAGTTTATCTTGAGGCTCTTGCCGCTATGCCTGAGTCTGTTAACTGGGATAGGATAGAGGAATACGAACTCTCAGATAATACTAGAGGTATGAAAACTATGGCATGTAATGGTAGTGTATGTGAAATGGTGGACTTAGTTGAGGAAGAAAGAGAGGTGGAATGAAAACACTTTTAATGGTATAATAGGGGTATGAGAATGAAATATATTTTAATAGTATTATTACTTGTTGGTTGTGCTGAATTTGAAACCAAGATGGAAGAGATGAACCAACTGAAATGTAGACCAGCAGATTCATCCATGTGTGCCGGTTGGGAAGTTGAAGAAAATTAAAGGTGTTCCACCACATAAAAAGTTTGGATGTAGTTGTGGTCGTTCACCTGTTGGTAGGTGTGTAGGTTGGCATAAACTTAGTGATAAACGCTGGATAGAAACCTTAGCTGAGTATCAAAAGATGACACCTGAACAGAGAGAAGGTTTCTTATCACCAAAAGCAATAGATGGACTTGGTGAATAAAGAAACAATTTGGCATTTCAGTTGTAAGGAATGTAATGGTTGGTGGTCCATAGCTAATACAGATAACTGGAAACCAAAGAAATTATTTTGTCCACATTGCGGAAAACTTTATGATTACATTAACCGACAAAGCTGTTGAAAAATTATCTACCATAATAACAGGTAGTAAGAAACTCAGGGTATTAGTAAAAGGCACAGGCTGTTCAGGAATGGCATACCATTTGGAATATAATATAATGGAAACTGACCAAGACGATTCATTTGTGGTTAGAGGTATTCCTATTGTCATTGATAAGAAAAGTCAAGTCTATGTAGAAGGTGCAGAAATAGACCATAAGAAAAAAGGACTTAATGAAGGATTTGAATTCTATAACCCAAAGGAAAAATCCAGATGTGGTTGTGGGGAAAGTTTCAGGGTATGAAAAAAATGACACCAAACGAATACATAAGAAAATTACAAAGGGAGGCTAGCATGAAAGAGAAGTATGGTCGAGCAGTTATGACAGTATCTGAACAAATGCAAGAAGAATTAGAACCACTACCAGAACCACTACCAGATTTAGGTGAAGAAGCTGAAGATGAAATCTTAATATCTACTGGAAAGATTGACTCCCCTGATGAAAAGTTAATGGAGTGTGTATATAAAAAAGAACTAGGTTCTGACTTTGAAACAATGGATAGTGGAGTAGCTGTTGGATTTTATGACTCACTACCAGATGTGTCGAGCAGTGAGGATAAACCTCGTTGGTATCCAGAACGTGAGTTGATTGATTTTACACAGGATTCAGAATACAAGAGGTTATATGAGAGTAAGTCTAATTAGAAAATTATGGAAAGAGAAGGTGCAGGTACCTGTTCTGCTAAGACAAGTAGACAAAACTCTGAAAGAGGTTGATGTTAAACTTAAAAGGA